GATTAGGTGCTGTTACATAAGCGTTTGAAGGACTGCTATTGCCTATGCCTAGCCGCTCAGCAGAAGCATCCCAGAAGAACTTAGGCGTTGTGCCAGTGTCTTCGTAGAAGGAGATGTCGCCTGTGGCGTGGTCTAAAGATAGGCGTGTAGTGGCGCTATTCAACGCATCATTTATTGTTCGTATTTGAAAATCACCAACATAGTTACGAATTTGTGTATTGTTATCTGTAACATCAGTTTCATAGATTACAAAACGTGGGTTTACATCAGAAATAGTTGCCTCACCATTAACAGTCAGCCCATCAGCAGTGACTGTGCCTGTGAAGGTTGGGGAGGCTGAAGAGATAGCAGCGATGTTCCACGCAGAACCATCATAGACTTTCATGACATCGCTAGTGGTGTTGAAATATAAAGCACCAGTTAATAAAGCATTGCCGTCATTGTCTAGTGTTGGGTCTGAGGCTTTATCGCCTAAGTAGCGGTCATCAAAAGCATCGTAGCTAGAAGCGGCTGCGGCTGCTGAGGCTGCTGCTGCATCTTCTGAGTCTGAGGCATTGGATGCTGAGGTAGCTGCATTACTCTCCGCAGTTTCAGCGGCAGATTGCGCTGCCTCCGCTGCTGCTTGTGCAGTTTCCGCATTCGTCTCGGCAGTCTCTGCGTTAGTCTCAGCCGTCTCCGCTGCCGCTTGAGCAGCCTCTGCCGCAGCTTGTGCTGTTTCAGCATTTGTCTCTGCGGTTTCCGCTCCGGTCTGTGCTGTTTCCGCTGCTGACTGTGCCGCTTCTGCCGCAGCCTGAGCTGTTTCAGCGTTTGTTTCCGCAGTCTCAGCATTAGTCTCGGCTGTCTCCGCATTAGCCTGAGCAGTCTCTGCTGCACTCTGAGCTGCTTCTGCTGCTGCTTGCGCTGCCTCTGCGCCAGTTTCTGCTGTCTCGGCATTAGTCTCTGCCGTTTCTGCTGCTGACTGCGCTGCCTCTGCTGCGGCCTGAGCTGTCTCCGCATTTGTTTCTGCTGTTTCCGCTGCCGCCTCACTAGCTGCCGCCGCTGACTCACTCGCTGCCGCTGCCGCCTCGCTTGCCGCTGCTGCTACTGCACTGGCTGCTGCCGCTGCACTTGTACCCACCCAGTAAGCAGGGGAGGTTGCAGGATCGTTACCAATGTTTCCGTTTTGCAGTGAGGTATACAGAATACCGTCTGTGCCGACTGCGTTCTGATCCTCGGCGTAAGTAGCCGTGGCTAACCATGCAAAGCTCAGCAATACCCAGTAGCTTGTTGCTGTAGATGGGTTCTGGTTTAGGTTAGAGCCTTGCAATGATTGGTACTGTTCGCCGTCATAAGTTACAACAGCGCCTACCTGATAGGTAATACCAGCGTTCCACTCTACTGAGTAGAGAAGCGTCCAGTTGCCTGTAGTGGTAACAGGGTTGTTTCCTTGGTTACCGTTTATCAATGAACGGTAGTAAACGCCATCAGATCCTAGTACCACATCTGTAGCGTTGTAAATCTTAGTAGCAACCCACTGGTCACCAAAGTCTGTAGCTGTTTCACCTACAGGGTCACGCACGATTAACTGAACGTCATTGTTGTCAGTCAATATGACCTTAGCCACACCGTCAAAAAAGATGTTGGGTTGACGACCAGCCGCAGACAACAATACCGGATTAGTATTCGGAATTGAGTTATTTACATCCGAATAGGTAGTCTTCGGAGTGGTAGTACCTGACTCGTAGAAGTACAGCTTGCCTTCAGATAAAGGGTCGCCAGCATTGTCTAAGTATTGGTCGAAATCACCGAATCGTGCCATTGTAGTTTCCTATTGTCCGTTAAAGCTGTTTAGCAATTCTCGCATTGCTTTGAACTGAGCTTCTTGATTAACACCTCTAACCTTGTTAGTAGCAGCTCTTGCCGCAGCACTAATGGCCTGACCAGTAGTGGTTGGAGGAGCATTGCCTATAGCTTCAGAAATTTGACCAGCAAAACTTGTATCCGCCTTTGTGCCAAATAATCTATCAAGTTCCATTGTGAAAGCCGCTTGGTTGATTACATCGTCATCAAACCCACCGCCGTACTTATTTCCAAGCGTTTGCATTTCATTTAAAGAGTCTAGCAATCTTCCTCGGCTCTGGATGTTTGAGCCAAGCCCTCGAAGCTTTGTGCCAATTGCTGTAGCTGCGTTTGGACTATCTAAATCTATAGTGCGACCCATGACACTTTGAAAGTCATCCATCGCCCTAATAGTTTCGGCGTATTGCTGGTTGGCTTGATTATACCCTTCAAAATTGCTATCTAACACTTCGTCTAACTCACGACGTAATTGTTTAATAGCTTGTTCAGCCTGCCCTGATAAACCTTCTAGCTGCTTGCCGTAAGTAACTTGGTTATCAATAAATTTCTTAAAGGTATGAACTTCATACGCCGTCATATCTCTGGGGCTACGCATCCTCTTAACCATCTGATTTAAGATTCTTTCTGCGCCTGTTAAACCCTCAATAGTAGAACCTGAAAAATCCAAAGTTAAATCATCTTTAAGCGTAATACCCATATCATTGAGGTTAGCTTCAAAATTATTAACAGGAGCCTCAAAGTCCACATATTGATTCTTGAGATTATTACGAGCATACCGATCAATGCTTCTTCCAGCCTTTTTGTTTGCTTCTTGTATAGTTTTGTATCTTTTAAGCATTGATTTGCCAGCAACATCAGTAGTCCTATTTAACATACTGAACTTCTTGTTACCTGTTGCTCTTTCCATAATACCCAAGGATTCAAGCATATTTCTACGATCTGTTGGGCTGGCCTCACGGATCATAGCTACCAAGCCTTCATCAAATCCTTGTCTAACCGCTTCTTTCTGTACTGGGCTTGTAACTAACCTGCGAGGAGGAGTTACTGTCTGTCCTTCTTGTGCAGGAATTCTTCTTTCTACAGGAATCTCACTTACTGCCGAAGGAGTTGGCGTACCCTCTTTCCAGCTTGCTGGTGGCATTTCTTCAAGTCTATATGGTGCAGTAATGTCACGAGTAGCTTCTATACCACCTTGCTCCATGCTTGCTTTAGCTTCTCTAGCGCGTGTAGTAGAAGGTAGCTCCACTCTAGATGCTGTTCTAGCCACTGAAGGAGCGGCTAATCGGGTAGGAACGCCTACACCGGCAATATTAGTCACAGCAGCAATATTTCTAGCAGCTCTTGGATTTTCGGCAGAAAACTTATTCCACGCCTCGCCGCCAGCTTGCAAAGCCTCTTTTCCCATACGCATTAACGGTTGGTCAAAGAAAATACCAAGCTGTGTCATAACTTCATCTTCTACAACATCAGGTGTTACATAAGACACACCCTCTCCAAGTTTGGTAATGCCTGCGCCAATAATATCACCTAAGTACCCAGCGCCTTGTCCTACTGTTTGCATCACTCCTTCGCTGAGAGATTGGTCTCCACGAAGCGTAGCCTCAAAGATGTCGCCCATGTTACGACCACGACCAGACTCTGCACCCATTGCGTCAAATGCTGCTTGCGTAGCTCCAAGCGCAGCCTCGCCACCCATGCCTATAGGCTGTCTAGCAGGCTCAGCAGGAGTGCTAGTCCTTTGCTCTATGGCTGCAAGAATTTCATTCTCTGGTGTGCCTGCTGGAAAACTAACAACACTACCATCTGGGAGAGTTACCTCAATCATTTCTTCCATTGATTACTTTTCCTGTGGTAAAAGTCGTTTTGTTACTGGGTCGTAAATAAACTTTCCAGCCGAAGTAGTTGGAGGCTGAACGCCATCATTACTATCTTCAGCAAACGCCGCTTCAATTTCTGCAAGATTAAAATCAAGCGCTGCTTCAATTTCATCTGCTGTTTCATAATCACCGCGCTGTTCCGCTCGACGTATTGCTCTTTGAGCTGACCGTTCTGCGATTGTTAGCGCGTTATTAAGCAAACGCTTATTAGTATCTACGTTAGAGCCAAATCCAGCTTCTATCCCTTCTAGTCTTGCTCCTTCTCTTTCGGTAAAAGCTGCGCCAAATGTTGCGCGTAATTGAGACAAAACCGCCTTACCCAAATTGGCAGACAATTCCCCTTCATCAGCGCCTTCAACACCAAATAGCTTTTTAGCAGCAAAAGAAACACGGTTAAAGCCACCAGTTGAAACTCTATTAAGAAGCTCCAAAGATCTGCGTAGCACTGCTGTTGAATCCGCTGCCGCCATGCCCTCTGTAATAATGTTTTGTGCTCTTTCTTCTTCTCCTCTAGCTTGCGTTTGAGCTGCCGCAACAGCTCCTGCCTCGGCTGGGCCTGAAGCAATAGCTTCTTCAATCACTCTTTGTCTTTGAATAGGATCAGTAATCTCACCCAAAATCGGATCAAGCACACGAGTCCTGCCAGCTCCTAAGTATTGAACAGCTACGCCATTCTTGTACTTAGTAATACCTGAGCTGCCTTCCATTGACCCCCCGCCACCAGACCGCATGAATTCTTGATACTCTGGTGTGCCTTCCTCAAGACCTGCTTGAGTGGCTCTATACCTAAGAGCCTGAACAGTAGAAGGCTCTGTAGCAGATCTTCTAAAACCTGCTACGTCTTCAGCGGTAATTTCCCCTGTCAACGGGTTTCGCTTCATTATTTGCCCGCTATCCGTAATTTCATTTGCCTTAATTACCTCAGTAGGCATAAACGGACGCAAGAAATTCTCTAGCTGATTTTTAGCTTCTTCAGTGCTTCCTGAAGCAATCATAGCTCCTATACGCGCAGTATCAGCAGGGTCACCGCCTAACTTGTTAATCATCTGAACACGATCTTGAATCAGAGACATAGCGTTGTTTACATCGCCACGGTTCAGAAAGTCATAGGCTTGCTTAGCGTCCTTGACCATCGCAGCTAGGCGCTTTTTCTCTTCTTCAGCTCGGCGTTCTTGTAGCCCCGTCAAATACTCTGGGCCTTTGCCTTGTACGCCTGCGCCAAACCCACCAAGAGCAGCGCCAATACGACTCATCGTACTGCGTTCTGGTTTAGGTGTTCCAAATAATTCGTTAGCCATTATTATGTCCTATGAAAAAGCATCCCAAGCAGTGCCTATGCCACTGGCAAATTGACCTATTTGACCTAATGCGCCTTGAGTCTGCGTAGGCGCACCCACGCTAGTGCCTAGTCCTGCAACCTGACCAGCACCACCTGTTGCGACATTAGCAAGCAATTGTGCCGCTACTCTTGTTGCATCAGCTTGAGCCATTCCAGACTGAACAAGTAGGTCAGCAAGGTTCTTAGACTGTGCGCCGTAAACTCCAGAGATGTCGCCACCAAGAGCAGAAGCAAGCCCACTAACATCACGGCTGACATTAGATATTTCACCAGCCATCAATTCACCAGCGCGTGTGCGTATATCAGCCAAGCTCTGACCAGTGCCGTAGCCCATCTGAGCAGCAGTCTGACCACCAGCCAAGCCAAGGTTGGCAAGCTGAGTGCCGACATTTTGCATAATACCTGCGCCTTGCGTACCAGCAACCTGACCTAATCCAGCCAAGCCCTGACCAACATTCTGCATTGCGCCAAGAGACTGAGTGCCTTGAAGCTGCGCAAGATTAGCTAATTGACCTGCGCCACCAGAGGCGTACTGACCAGCTCCAGATGCTGCTTGCAAGCCTTGTCCTGTCAGACCTTGCAGGTTTTGAATCTGCTGCTGTAGACCTTGTGAAGCAAGTCCTTGACCAAATCTGGCTAGTTCTTTCTGGACGTTGCCGCCACCTAAACCACCAGTAGCCGCTGCTCCAGCAAGGTTAGCCCTCATGCCTTGTTCCCGCAGGAACGCCATGTAAGGGGATTCTTGATAGGCTTGGTTAAATGCTTCTTGCCCACGGACTCCGCTTAGAGCTTCTAGTTGAGCTTGTGCAGCCTGACCGCCTTGCATATAAGGTTGGAAGCCTTGCTCAGCACGACCAAAGCCAGCACTGATATCTTGACGGCCTTGACCTAATGCGCCTCTAAGCTCTTGCAATCCCGCAGCAGTAGCTTGTGTTAAACCTGTAGCGCCAGTGGCAAGACCAGATTGAAGCTGGTTTATAGCCTCCTGAGAACTCCCTACAAGCCCTGTACGAGCTTCTCCAATACCTTGTTGTAATCCGGCAAGACCACCAGCTAAACCGCCTTGTAAGGCCGCTTCTGCGCCTATAACGCCTGTTTGTGGCATATTCGTTCCGCCAGTAGGGAATGTGAATTGATTCCCTGTGGCTGGTTGCCCTGCTATTGGAGCAAAGACGTTCTGGGCCGTTGCGCCACTTACTGTTCTACCAGTTAAACCGCCTACTACTGGCTCAGCAGTACCTTGAGTGCCTTGAGTACCCTGAGTTCCTTGAGTAGTTTGCGTTGTTTGCGTTGTTTGTGTAGTTGGTCTAGTCACTTCACCGCTAACGCCTCCACCACTAAAGGCTTGGTTGATTTGGTCGCCAGTGTAGCCAAAGTCAGTAGATAAGACTCGGTTGATGTCATTAACAGGCAGACCGAATCTATCGGCTACTTGCTGAGTAGTGACTTGTCCTGATCTGATTAAACTTTCAACAATCTCAGCATCTGCCATTGAGTAGTTGCCGTCTACCGGAATGCTAGTCAATGCTTCTGGCAAAGTAGCTGTAGTCTCAGTAGTGGTTGCTGTCTCAGTAGAAGCTGGAGTTAATCCTGTAACAGCTTGTGCAGTTTGCTCAGGCGTGTAGCCAAAGTCAGTCTCTAACACACGATTGATATCTGCTACTGGCACGTTGAAGTAATCTGACACTTGCTGTGTTGTTACTTGTCCTGACTTAATTGCATTCTCTACAGCGGCTGCATCTTCTGCTGAGTAGTTACCATCTGCCGGAATACTACTGATAGCTGCCGGTACATTTGTTTGAGCAGCCGTGTTTGTTTGTGTAACAGTCAATGTAGGTTGTGCAGGTGGTACATAATCCGCAGGAGGCAATGGCCCCATAACCGGAGGCAGATCAGGTTCTTGGAACGTGTTTCCAACAGTTAATGTAGGCTGCACAGCAGGAGTATTAGCTACTGCACCTGTAAGCGGAGATGGCGCAGCAACCTGAGCCACTTGCTCTGGAGTGTAGCCAAAGTCAGTCTCTAGCACTCTGTTGATAGCCGCAGCAGGAATACCAAAGTAATCTGAAACCTGAGAAACAGATAGCTGACCAGAGCTAATCAATTGCTCAATAATCGCTGCTTCATCCATGGAGTAGTCATTATCTACTGGGATGTTTGTTAGTTGTGTAGGAAGAGCCATTTAGATTACCCCTAGTTGATTCGCTGACCATTAGCGAAATCTGAGCCACCGACTCCACCGCCGTAGCCACCATCGGTAGCACCTGATGCCATGCCAGATATTCCAGATAGTAAATTCGCCAGACTCATTGAGGGAGTCATTTTTGCTGCCTCTACTACTTGAGGCTGACCCATGCTAGGCACATTCTGGTAAGTAGGAACATTGATAGGAGCAGTTTGAGTGACCATTTGGGACAAATTATAAGGCGTACCCATCAAAGCACTTTGATAAGCAGGTAATGCTCCTGCCCTCATTCTGTACGCTTCTTGTGCGCCTGACTGCAAAGCCGCAAGTTGCTGAGGGATGGCAAATGAGTAAATGTCTGCTCCGCGCTGGTAGCCCTGCTGAATAGCTTGGGTCATTGGATCGTAGGCGCTTAAAACATCCTGCCTACCTTGAGCGGTTTGTTGCTTAATGAATTGCTCTGCTGTCCTACGGTTTTCAGCAGCCACATCCATACCATAAGTATCAGTGCCGCCAAATAGTCTGTCTGTTACGCTGCTCATAATTCAAATTCCTGTTTGGCTATCCCGAGATGCCACTGGTCAACAATTTTACCATTTTTTGAGTAACTATAGCGATTTATGCCTTCTTCTTTCATTCCTGCTTGCATCGCAAATAATTTTACATTTCTATAGATTACAGGGATTTCACAGACTACCTTTTGGTATTTAGTCTTGGTGAATATCCACCTTAAAACTTCTTGAGCTGAGTCGTATGCTCGTTTTCCTCTGGTGCTTTTAGGCATCATTGGATGAATCTGTAGCGTCACCCCATTGGTAGGATGAATGTTATATAAGCCCACAAAGCCTATATCATCTGAGGATATCAGCCAGCCATGTGTTAGATCAGGATTCCATGACTCTAAAGATACGCCATCTTCTGCGATTGTCTCCCATAATTCAGGAAGTGTTACTATCTTGCGTATAATCTCAGAGTCTTTCGTCTCACTAATCAAACAGCAACCCACCCTTGAGATGTATCTCCTGCGATAGATGGCTGCATCTTTCTGTACTCTATAGACCCACTAGAACCAGTGGAGTCTATATATAAACTATACTGCCTAGCCTCTACTACACCTTCTGGTGACCCTATGCCGATGATAGGAATGCTGAGACTAGCGTCCTGAGTAAACTGTCTAAACGGCTGCTCCATTGTCCCATCTGATTTTACAATAGGCTGAGCTGCGTTAAGTCTTGGGCTGGTCACTTATCACCACCAATGATATTAGCCGTTAGCTGGATGATTACAGGCTTTACAGCGTCAGTAAGAGTGAATCTGAATATCTCAAACCTAGCCGCCCTGCCGTTCCTTCTCCAGATGGCCCTGCGGCTGTACTCACCTATCTTGCCTATACTGCGTGAGATAGCACCGCTCCAAGTCTTTCCGTCCTTTGACCGCTCTAAGGTTATCTGTGGATCAAGAACATTCTCATTACCTACACCAGACTCAATTGTGAGTTCTAGTGAAGGGAAGAAAACAGATTGCATATTGTTTTGGAAAGGCTGAGTTGCCACCCTTCGCACAATAGTATTACCGTATTCTGTGTAGACGTTTTGATCGAACTGACCAATGCGACCATCAATGATGTCGCCACATAAAATCTGGTTATACGCCTTCACTACAGACGCTACTCTCAAAGCACCTAAAGAGCCTGCTATGAACGATTTACGCTCATGCCACCTTTGGCTAGTAGTATCGTAGACAAGAGTCGTAGCAGGCAAAGCAAAGCCTATAAAGTACGCTCCTTTACTAGCGTATGCCCATGAGTAAATACTAGCAACCTGAGTGTCAGACAGCTTAGACAAAAGTGAATCAATAGCCGTAGTTGATACTTTGACTGTGCTGTTACCGTTCAACGCCCAGATGGCTGGCCCTTCATTTTCTCCACCGCCGACCCACATGAATGTATCTTGCGCGTTTACAAGTGAGTATGGCGCGTAGCAGCCTTTCTGTAAGAATAGACCTGTGCGTTGGAAGGGGAAGTCAGCACCGCCGATGTTCTGAAATGCCTCAAAGGTCTGACCACCAGAGATGAATAGTTGGTTCTTGTAGACCACCGGAGCAACAATGTCATCAGGGTCGGACTCGGCAGTACCGAAGTCTAAAGCGTTATAGCTCAAGCCGTCATTGATGGAGCTTACTATGAACTTCTTAGAATCTGTGGTGATTAAGAAGTAGCCATCTATGAACACTACGAACTGGGGGGTTCCATTCGCAGTGAAGTCCGAATCTGTAATTTGACTAAACGTGTCAGTAACGTGGTTGTAGATGTAACCGTTACCATTGGGAACAAGCACCATTAACTGTGTGCCGTTGTCAGCCATTGAGACTCTGACAGTTCCCTCAACATCACCGATGAACGTCAGAACATAATCATCGCCAGACTCATCTAAACGGTACAGCCTTTCTCCATTGACGAAGTACGGCTTACCAGCCATTTCATGAGAACCACGGTTGACGTTATCTAGTATGCCCGAGGTAGCGAGTTGAACAATTCCTTCAGTGCCAAACAAAGTCTCTTGAGACAAGCCAGCACCCTGAACAATGTTCGGATACCAGTTTGTACACTCTTGAGCAGCGATAGGCAAAGAGTCTGATACATAGAAACCATTCGCTATGGGTAACTGGGTTACTGGCATCTAGGAGACTCCGAGCAAACAATCCGTGACAGTAATATCATTAGTGCTTGAGTTGTTAGCCACAAATAGCTCTACATAATCTGAGGTAGCCATTGAGATATTAAACACAATAGATACGTTGCCGCTTGCTCCAGCACTTACCGTTCGGGTCATTTTGGCGTTGGTAATTGGCGTTCCATTTTTGGCTAATTGAATGGTAAGTAGCTGATTAGTACCCACAGGCACTAAAGTTACCGAAGCGACAAATTGTACTACGGTAGTCGTGCTTCCAGTGTAGGTAAGTCTTCCTGTTGCATCAGTGGTGAAACTTGCCGCTGCATCAGTTACAAACGTGCCTGCGACTTTTACAGGCGTGTTTTGAGTTGTGATTACAGTGGCGGTTGCGTTTCCATGCAACACCACCTGAGCGTAAATCTCGTCTGCGATAGAGGTTATTTGAATGCCCGCATCATTGACTGTTTGGACGCTAATACCTGATCCAGCAACAATGCTTGCAATTGTCGGAGATGCTGCGGTTGTGTTTAAAAGGATTGGAAGGCCGTCAGCGTTAGCTGTGAGGTTATGAGAAACAATAACACCGTTTTCTGGAGATACGTTTACATTAATCCCTGAACCACCCTCAAGGTTGCGAATGCGGTTTACCGATCCATCAACATCAAGAACAGGTGACCCAGTGACCGCTCCGGTTTGAACTATAGAGCCAGTAACACCAAGGTTAGCTACGAAGTTGTCATAGCTGATCTTGTAGTTAGTACCGTTTACAACATAGTCCAGATAGCTATTAGCTAAGACTGTGCCTTGTTGAATGAACTCGCTCTTCTTGCGACCTTGTGCATTACCCGCCATTGGTATTGACCTCCAAACCTATTGCGCCTGTAGTTTCGGCGAGTATCTCTGCTTCTTGATCTGGATAGAAGTGTCCACTTAATCCGTAAGACTCATCCTCATTGCCAGAACCCAAAGGTAACGTAGAGGGCAGCTTGCTGGCCCTAATACGCTGTCCGATTGTTCTCATGGTCTGCATACCCTGACGCGCTGCCAGAGCTAGACCCTCTGAAACCACGCCTCCATAGTCAGGTGCGACTTCAATCGCCATGTTAGCGATTATGCCTCGTAATGCACCAGTAGGGACTGTGACTTCATCACCGAGGCTATCTACCACGGTATAACCCAAGCTAATGCCCTGAGCATCTAGCTGAGCCATGTAATTATTTAGAGCGAAGATATAATCTTGGTACTCATCAGGCTCAAGTGGAGCTTCAGATGCTTGTACAAGAATTCGCTGTAGTGATGCTTTTGCAACTTGAGCGACAGTAGCCATTATTCGTACGTTGCTCCTTTGGCTTTTTTCTTAGACTTTTTTGCAGCCCTAGCAGCCGCTGCTTTGCCTTCTTTCGTGTAGGGAAATTTCTTTCCTTTAACCATTGGCATGGCGTTACCTCACTCGAATGTTGCTGTTTTTGCTGATTGCCTAAACGCTTTAGCAGTAGGTGCGCCTTTTGAGCCAACCTTACGCATACGTTCTGGTGTTCTGCCAGCGGCCTTCTGAGCCTTAATGCGTTTGCGTTTTTTGTGGATGTTAGCGTATAGACCGTCACTCATATTTAGCCTTCATTGACTTAGCGCCTTTACACTTCCAACGCTTTCGACTTAGGTTATTTGGCGTGTTTGGATCGTTCTGCTTGTCTTTAGGTAAGCCCTTCTTAATACCTAATGACCTAGCACAATATGCGTCGCCCTTCTTGGTTCCGGCGCGTACTCGTGGCCCACCATCGCTTGCTTTGCCAGCTTGTCCGTAAGATACCTTCTTACCGGATGCGGTGACCTTTACTTTAGCTTTGCCTTTGCTGGGTTTTGCCATAAAGAATCAGGGGGCCGAAGCCCCCTTCCTCAATCAGTGCTTATACACCGAAGCCTTTACCCGCAAACAGCGGATTGAAGGTTGCGTATGCAGGGAGTAAGTCGAAACGAATCTTTTGAGTATTCGCGTCACCGTCTGCGTACTTAGATACTCGGATTGACATACCGTCACTTGTGGTAGCGATTGTGTCAGTTGAGTAGAGCTTAGGTAGCTTAACAGTACCCATGCCGAACGCTTGCTTCGTGTAGAAGAGGTTAGGCTGGTACAGAGTTGAAGCAGCGCCAAGGATAGTAACAACCGCATCTTCGGCAGGAGCCGCAGTTACGTTGTTGTACTGACCGTTAGCTTCGTAGATAGCAGCACCTGAGACAGTGATAGTCGCAGCGTTAGCAGCGATAGTCACATCTTCGAGTACAGTGCCTGTCCATAGAACTTGGTTGCCAGCAGCATCAAGCATAGGCTGACGAGTAGCTACGTTGAGACGGTAAACGCCTGCGATAGTTACCATGTCACCAGCTTTGATAGTACCAGTACCCAGACCGTCGAGAGACAGAACCTGAGTCATAGTGTCCTTAGCTGTAACGTAAGTTGCATCAGGAGCAGCAGCCAAAGCACCAGCACGATCAGTAGTAGAACCTGAAGTGTAGCTAGGCAGTGCGTTAGAAGTAAGCGCCATCATGCCACCGAAAGATTGGCTGATCTGTGCTTTTTCCCATGCTGTACGAACAAGGCCATCAGCCGCATTCAGACCGTTCTGAGCTGAAGACAGCGCAGTAGTAGTGAATGGGTTCATGATGTAGTACTTCTCGTCGCTCATAGGAACGCCGATTGAATCCATCAATGCACCAGCGCCTGCAACGTCTGACCACGCATCTACGGCAGTGCCGTGAGTACCATACTTCAGGCCAGCGTTCTTGTTCATGTACGCGCCAAGATCAAGCTCAAGGTCAGTCACAATGCGACGAGCCATAGGCTCAAGGATTTGATCGAGTTGGTCTAGCTCAAGAGCCTCTTCAACATTGCCCCACTCAGTAGCGGCAGTGAAGTAGTCTTGTACTGTACCAGTTGCCTTACCAGCAATGATGTCAGACTTCGTAGAAGAACTGATGTCACCGCCAGAGGTACGGATTGAGTTGTAGTCGTGCGGACGCTTGAAGTCCACGTTTGAACCCGATGAAGGGTTGAACTTGCCTGACAACAGTTGAGTGTTGACAGTCTTAGTCAGAACTCGGCTTGCCTCGAATGCTTCTAGGAAGACCCGAGCCACTTTCCGAGTGACGTTACTATTGAGATTGTTAGCCATTTTTAACTATTCCTATTCAAATACTGCGCCTTGCGGCCCTCTAGGTTTGGGGGCTTTACCAGCGCCGTGTGGTTGCTCCAAAGGATCAGGAGCGTTATTTACCTTGGGTTTAAGAGCAGCAGCTTTCTGCTTAACCGTTGTTGCTACATAAACTGCCGCCTGTGTGGGCGACATTTCGCGTAGCTTCTCTAGCTCTAAGAGGTTCTTAGAGAGGTAAGTAGTAATCAATGGCCCTTGGTCTTCTTCCAGAATGTACTGAACTAAGTCCTCGTGAATGCCAAACTGCGCTACTGTATTACCTGCTACTTGTAAGTCCTCTGCCTTAATCCCTAGCTGTGTAGCCTTCTGGGAATAAGACTGAACTCGCTCAGTCAGTGCTTCTTGCTGCTTTTGTTGCTGCTGATATTGCAGTTGTTCTTGCTGCTGTTTCAGCATTTGCTGTTGCTGGTCAAACGCAACAGCTTGTTTGAGTGCCTCATCCCTTAGATACAATTGCCGTCTGTATTCCTCATCGGATACTGCAAACGGATCTGGTACGTCTGGGACTTGTGGTCGCCTCTGTTCAGGAACTTTAGCCTCTAACTCTTCAAGCCGCTTCTTCAGGGCTTCTGCTTCCCGCTCCTTCTCTCGGAGCTTGAAAACCTTCTTCCCTACAGCCTCATCAAGTATTCTCTGCTGTTCTTCACTGAACGTGATATGTTTCTCTGGGTTCTCACCCGCCTCCGGTGCTGATTCGGTATCCTGATCCTCATCAGAATCTTCAGTCTCTACTACCTCCTCTTCTGTGGTTACGTCTTCCTCAGAATCGTACTCGTAGTTATCCTCTGGTTGCAGCTTGCTCATAATATGCCCTTTATAGGTAAATGCCCTGAATAGGTCAGGTGGCCTAAGCGCGATTATAGCATAGTGTGGTAAAAAGCAACACTTAGAGGTAAATTAGGCTAACTAATGGCGAAATATGCCAAGGAGGACACATGAGCGATATATTGGACGCATTTGAAACAGACGACCCAGATCAGATGTCTGACATCCTGTTAGATACTATTGGGCAGCTAATAGAAGCTGACAGGGCCGGAGATGGCCCTATCATTGAGGAGTTGTGGGAGAAGGTTGAGGATATGATTAACAGCTTGATTGACGCTGTTTAAGCTACTCCTCGTAACGCACTGGTAGTACCAACGCTAGAAAGCAGGTCTGCGCTGTCAGACTTGGCTGGGTCGAACTCTGCGTTGATAGAGCGTATGTTCTTGGGGTCGTAGATAATAACCTCACTACCAAACATATTTAGCCCATCAAAGCCTTTATCTTGTAGGCGTCTTTTAATTTCTTCCTGCATCGGATTGTATCCTGCGGGATTTATGCCTTCGGATAACATCTCCTGACGCGCTGCTTCCCAATCTTTTTCAGTTGCAATATTGCCTCTTGCGTACAAAGGCATGACATTAGCGCCTTTTTTGTACGCTGACTCTAAGTCCCTGTTTTCTCGAATATACCTATCCGCATACTGTGGTTTTGGAGTAGTGTAAACGCCTTTCCCGTACTTTAAGAACCCACCTTCAGGTATTTCAAAAGAGTCGAACGAAGCATTGGTTGAATGATACAAAGGACGGCTAGTATCAAACCCAAGGTCTTGCGCCCGCTGCATTCTGGCCTCTGGGTTCATATCTAAACCGCGCAGTGCTGAAGCAGCCGCATCTGCCTCTCTGGCAAAATCGTATACAGGCTTTACACCAGTTTCGTCTAAAACAGCTAAGGTAGAAAATGGCTTACTCAAACCCTGTGCAGTAGTGTCCTCTCTTAACCAAACAGAGTCATAACCTTTATCTCTCAAGAAGTCTGCCATTTCTTTGTTTTCATAAAACAAATAATTGCCTTCTTGATAAGCCTCTAAATCAGTTTTTCCACTAACAATCGTTGTAGCGTCAGGGTCTCGGCCTTGCGACTTTAAAAACTCTGCAATAATTTCAGGATTTTCTTCTGGGTCAAATTGCTTATTGGCTTTAACAGCAACGGGATAAATTGCACCGCCAGATGCTTGATACTGGCGCGTTAAATTATTTGATCTTGCGTTATACTCATCTTCTATTTCAGCAGGCCAATTTTCATAGGAACCATATTGAGATTCGTATTCATCCCATAATTTTTGACGATCTGCGCGTCGCATATCATCTAGACTTTCTTCGCCTAGCCTTTGCTGATATTTTCCTTTTCCAACCCAGTTGTTTGCAAATTCTCGTTCTGGCGTTACAAAAACCATGCCGTCACTATATCCAGCCTTAAAACCATCTTGGATATCTTGTTTAGATGCGTGGAAAAAACCCTCTGTAAAACCTTGGTCTCTTAAAGCCGATCTAGCTCCTTTACTTAGTTTTACACCTGCATCACCAATGATAGGCACAACGCCCATCATATTAATGCCAGCGCCAACCATGTCACCCTGCCCATAGGCTCTTGATGCGTCCTCTACGGCTAATGCGTCACCAACCACAGGCAAGAAGTCTACTGCTGTTTCAACGCCACCAGCGGCATTGAGAAGACCCTGACGGTATCCACCCTCAAGACCTGTTGCATCTACTGCATCGCGCATCAGATTGCTCAAAGCCGACCTGACAGTAGGTCTAGCGTTCTGCATAGTCTGGACGCGAGGAGCTACCTGCGTCCTACCCTGTAGAGAGTATCTGCGTGATAGTTCCTGTTGGGCTAACTCAGCGACGGTTGGCAAGGTTGATTAACTCCGCTTCAGACATAAAAGGAATGCGAGACTTCATCATTTGCTCTTCCATCATGTCAGACATCTTCTTCTGATTGTCTAGCTGTTCACCCATTGCCTGAGCAGTTGTCTTGTCTACGACAGCATTGGCTTGTTGCGCCTTAATCTGTGTCTCCATGCGCTTAGTCTCTGCGTTGAAGGCATCAATGGCATTGTCGGCTTGGTCGCCTACAGCTTGGCTCTGGAGCTTCTGAGCTTCAAGTTGTAACTTCATCTGCTCGTTCTGGAGCTTCTGCATCTCTATCTGTGACCGCATCATCTCAGCCTCAGCCTTAAGTTGCTCGGCTTGGGCTAGAACCATTGCAGGGTCTGGTGCTTGCTGGCCTTGCGCCATCTGTTGCTGTGCTGCCATCAGTTCTTCTTCAGTCATCTGAGACTGAGGAATTAGACCTTGCTGTAGCATCTGCGCACGTTTCCTTTCCGCTATCTGATTAGCCGCAGGAGTGTTT